GGGCGGCTGGGGCGGCTGGGGCGGCTGGGGCGGCTGGGGCGGCTGGGGCGGCTGGGGCGGCTGGGGCGGCTGGGGCGGCTGGGGCGGCTGGGCTTGGGAGGGATAACCTAGCTTGTGGGCTTCCTCGGTTACTGCCACAAGGAAACCATCGACCAGGGCATAGACCTTTTTAGTGGGTTTGATACCTAACGCGCCATTAATCAGACCAGCTAGGCGCAGGACTGATGGCATGATCCGCGCGGCATCCTTGGCGGGGGCATTGGCTTCATTAAACAGGCGGGTGACTTCAGCCCGTGAGATAGCAGGCCGGGGGCGCAGGGCGTTAGCGAAGATGCTGGACCACCAGATCAGGGAATTAACGCTGACATATCCAGCGTCGAAGACTGCGCGGTCTGAACCGAATACACGCGCGGCATCACGGTTCAAGGCGTCCAAGTGGGTCCGGGTGCCAGCCATGGCGTTAGCCAGGGCGTGTTCCATGCGGTGATCTTCCAGGACATTGAGGGCATGGGCATATGTGGTTCTTGTGATCAGTTCACAGCGCAGAAAATAGGGGCACCCGGCCTGTTCGGTCATGCTCATGACTTTTTTGGTATGGCTGGTGATCAGGCTGGGGCTGGGGGCTTCACTGAACCGGGCGTGGCCTGCCTCATGATCGAGCAAGCCCCTGAAGCCGTTCAGGGTAATCCCCAACTGTTCCAGGGCCTCAGGCGACGGCATATTGATACGAACCACACAAGCATCAACCCAGGCGGCCGAGCCGGTCTGATTCCGGGCGCTGACACTGGTCCCAGCGATGACATTCAGGGCCGCGCCAGCATCGTCTGATACGATGCGCGCCAGGGCGCTGACATTCGTGTCGTTCTCGTAAATCCGCAGAGGATTAAGCATTGGGAACCTCGCTAGGGGCAGGCAGGACGCGGCGCAGGGCTTCGCCTAGGATCATGCGCTCCGGTTCTGTGATGGACAGGGCCAGTGTCAGGTCAGCGGCCGCCAGGGCGGCGCTGTGCAGGTCCAGCCGGGGCGTGAGCATCGCGCAGGTTTTGGCGAAAGCCACGGCCAGCCGGAAACCGAAGGCGGTGGAATACACAGCGCCGGACTGAACCAGGGAGTGACCGGCGCTCATGATTTTTTCGGCAAGCTGGGCCAGGTCCAGGCTGACGCCGTGGTGATTAACCAGGGCGCTGATCATATCGGGACCCTTGGGTCCTTCCACGGTTAGCTGGAGCGTGAAGCGCTCACGCAGGGCAGCGCTCAAGCCCGTGGTATGGCGGTTTCTCTGCGATGCGGCGCCTACTCCTGCACCATTGTCCGTTCCGATGATGACGAGGGGCGCAGGCTGGACGCTCTCGCCAGTCTGCGCGATCAGGAAAGGGCGCCGGGGGGATTCCAGGGCCGGGTGCATCACCGCACAGACGCCATCCTGGGCGGCACCCAGTTCGTCAAGAAGCAGGACACCGCCCAGCCGGTAGGCACGGGGCAGGAAACCATCGCGCCATGCGGAACCACCATCGGCTTCCAGGATTAGCTGACCAATAAGCTGCGTGGTAGTCGTGCCTAGGGCCAGAGGGACAGCGTGGAGGGGGGCACCCATGACACGGGCCAGGGCCAGGGCGAAGGCGGTCTTTCCCGTGCCAGACTCACCGGAAAGCAGGATGTTCGGGACAGGGGCGCCGGCATTCAAGGCGTGTTCAAGGACCATGAGCAGGGGCGTCATCTCAGGGGGCGCCATGTAACCGTTCAGGGCCAGGGCCGCGCGTAGGTCAATGGCGCCGGGCTGGGGCACATAGGCGGGGGCAGGGGCGACCACGGGGGCAGCATCTTCCACGATGACCACCGGGGGCGGGTCAGGAATGACCACGGGCTGGGCAGGTATGGCGATAGGCGCCGGGGCGGGTGCCAGGTGGGTCGTGTCAGGCGATGGGTTGAAGGTAGGATCAGGCGCCACAGCGTAGCCTCGCACGGGTGAAGGTAAATTTACCGGGGCGCTGGACGCAGGCAGGGGCGTGATGGGCGCCGTGGGGGCGGGGACCTTGTATTTAGGGCGGCCGGGGCCGCGCTTGGTGCCGCCGGATGCTGCGGCATTGGCCTGCGAGATAGCCCAGCCGATACCCTTAGACCATTCGGCGTGGGGCCATGCGCTCATGGCGCGGATGATCAGGGCGCGGCGCTGGGTATCGTCCAGGCCGGGGAAGGTGGCCGGGTCGATACTCCGGTCTTCAGGATGGGGCGCCATATTGAAGCGGCCGCGCCAGATCAGACGCAGGATGACGAGCAGGGCGTCAGAGGATGCAGGATTGAGAAGCGTTTGCATGGTTCGGGCTCCAGTGTCCGAAGGTTAGAGAGAGAGGTGATTCGGTTCGATAACCGAATCACGGGTGATAATGCCGCCGTTGGGGAGCGTCATAGTGCAACCGAGCCATTCAATGTCAATATGAACGGGGAGCGGTTCACTATAATTATTGGTGTTCGGGCGCGGGGCAGGGCGGGCGAACAGGGCGCCGGGGGTTGATGGGAGGGTTTTCATGGGGTGACTCCGAAAAGTTAAAAGGGCCGGTAATGAATGACCCTGGTGGGTGGAGGCTCTGAAAAATCGTGTTTTCAGAGTGTAAATGGTGATGGTAAAGAGTTAAGACTGTGCCGAGATGTTAAAAGGTGAGAATCTGTCTCAAGAATGTGTTTTCTGTCAGGTTAATGTCAGATAGTAAAAACTCCCCCACCCAAGAGTATCAACGGCGAGGAAATAGGCAAGGGGAAAAGTTAAAAATATCTTGAGGGTATGGAAACACTGGAAACATACGGGTGCGTGATGGGTGGATGGTATGGAAACAAGGTGGGATTTTGTGGTTATTCTGTTTCCAGAATAACCCTGTTTCCAGGGTATGAACCCCGGAAACATCGTTTTCCTAACCTCTCCTATAAAAATACATTCTCTCTCTTTTTCTATACCCGAGATGAAATGTTAAAAGTATGGAAACAGTGGAAACACCGTAATGTTTCCAAACATTTACGAAAAATCGCGTCATCTGGATACATACGGAAACATACGGAAACACTTATAATCAGGGCGTAATGCAGTATACCAGGCGTAATGAAGTATGATGGCAAGGTGCAGCTCCAGGGTGCCAGGCGCAGGGCGTGAGGCTGGGGTAAATAGGCATAGGTTTTTAATTAGGCGAGGGTATTTAGATGCTGGTATTTATTAGGCAAGCTGTATTTAGGGCTTGATGGATGGCGCGCGCCATGTAAATAGGCTTGCGATCATGGCCAGGGGGCATCAGGCAGGCGGCCGGGGGTAGTTTCCGCTCGCCGGGGGGCGATGGGTGAAGGGATGAATTATTACCTCCTGGACTTCTACGCCTACCCATTTTCAAAATTTCAAAACCTTTCGTTAAAAACCTTCCCCCACCCATAGTTTCGCCTTACACTCCAAGCCTGGAGGTTCCTTGGCACGGCCCATTTCAACCTACCCACCGGAGTTCGAAACTTCCTACAAGGAGGTTTTCACCACCGATTCGGGTGTTGCGATCCCCAAGGCCCAGCGTGATGTGGCCAAGTCACAGGCATACCGCGAGTGGCTAGACTCCCGTGAAATTCCCGAAGACCCCATCGCTGACCCAGCAGACAGCCCAGCAGAGGCCCTGGAAAAGATCGTCCAGCACTCACTCAGGACCATGACGCCCACGGATGCCGTGAAACACAGGTCCCAGCTTCTCAAACTCGCCGGGGACACTGTGCTTCTGGACCGAAAAGCCAGGATTGAGAAGCAATCCCTGGCATCCGGCCTGTCGATCATCACCGAACTGTTCCGCAAGGTAGCCGCCGGGGAGGTCAAGCAGGGACCAGGGTGGATCGACGCAACCACGTTGCCAACCCTCAGCGCTCAGGAACAGGCAATCGAGGCCATCGCCACGGCTGATGCCCTTTCCGAGTCTCCTGCCCATATCCCAGCGCAAAGGGAGGCCGTTTGAGCGAGTCTGATCGGGAGTATTGGGCCAGATTTGAGAGCGCCGTTCTGATCCGGCCAGCCCTGGACCCCGTAATCGCGGCTGAAGCGCTCTTTGGTAGGCTCTCCGAGAAGCAGAAAGAGCAGGTTTCCTACGAGGAAGACGAGATTTTCCTTGGTGGCGGGGCCGGTTCAGGCAAAACCCGAGGGGTCATCATCGCCTGGGCCGTGCGCGCCTTTGAGTTCCAAGCCCGAGGGTTCAAGTATGACGCCCTGGCGGTGCGGCGAACCTTCCCGCAGTTGAAGGAAATCATCGCGCTGGGCAAGGAAATGCTCCTACCCCTGGGGGCGTCCTGGCATGAGTCTTCCAAGACCTTCATCCTGCCTGGCGGGTCGAGTTTGGAGTGCGGTTTCTGTGAGCGGGACGATGATCGGTTCCAGTATACGGGCCGGTCCTGGGCGATGATCTTCGTGGACGAAATCCAGCGCTATGCCACGCCGATTTTCTATGACTGGATCTTTTCTCGCCTCCGCTCACCCATCAAGGAAATCAACGGCAAGCTGTGGCGCCTGCCCCTGCGTGTATTTTCCACCGCCAACCCAAAGGGTCCTGGCAACCACTGGCTTAGGAAGCGCTTCATCGACACCACCGGCCCTTCAGGCGGCGTGACCACCCGCAAAGTGGAAACCACCACGCCGGATGGGGAGGCGATCACCGTCACGCGCACGGTGCGCTACCAGCACAGCACCGTTCTTGACAATCCGTGGCTCAGAAACACGGATTATGTCCGAAATCTGATGCTCTTGCCTGAAGCAGACCGCAAGGCCCTGCTGGAAGGGGACTTTTACATCGTGGAGGGCGCGTTCTTCAGCGAATTCAGCCGGAAAATCCACATTGTCAAGTCATTCCGCCCACCGCCTGACATTCAGTTGCTCAATGCGGGGGATTGGGGCACGGCCTCGCCGTGTCATTTCGGCTGGATGGCTGAACTTTCCAACGGGGAGTTCCATGTATTCTCCGAATACACCACCCGCGACCCTGAGGACTGGAGCAAGGGCACCTGGCGCAACGCCACCGATGTTGCTGATGACCTGATTCGGATTGAGACTCGTAATTCCTACGATGTTTCGGAGCGCTGGCTGGATTCGGCCTGCTTCTCAGACGATGGCACTGGGACGAATGTCGGGGAAATCTTCCACATGAAGGGCCTGTTCTTCCAGAAGTCCGTGAAGGGGCGCAACCTCAAGGCCCGAAACCTCCGCGAACTGATGAAGGTCACCAACGGCAATAGCCGCCTGAAGATCCACGATTCCTGCAAATACCTGATTTGGGAACTGGAAAACCTGATGACGGACGAGCAGGACCCCAGCCGTTGGGATGAGCGCGGGTCGGATCACGGGGTTGATATGCTCCAGTATGGCACCGCGAAGAATGTCCTTGCGCTGGGCGGGGACGCGCTCAACCATCAGAAGCAGGAAGCCTACAAGTCCAACCGTGCGAAGATGGAAGCCATGCGAAAGAGGGGTGCATCGTGATTATCCCAGGCTTGGACCTCCAACACACGGCGGCGTGGATTCTCGACAGTTGGAAGCGCGAAAAGCAGCGGCGTTTGCTTACAGAGACTTCCATCTGGAGGGACTGTTTCCTGTTCGCCAAATCGAAATTCGGCGCCGACCCTGAGCCGGGCGTGTCCGGCGATGACCTATCCAGCCGCTTCATCCCCGACTCCGAGAACGGCGTGGACACCGTATCGGCCCAGCTTGTCCGGCTGACCATGCCCAACGCTGACTTCTTCATGGCGCTGCCCACGCACCCCAACGAACAGCAGAACGGCGCGGCGGCTGTCACTTCGCTCCTGAAGTATTACCACCGCCGGAACAAGTTCAGGCAGAGTGCGCTTCAGATCGTAAAGCAGGCGGCCATCTGCGGCAACTCAGGTTGGGTCCTGGACTGGACCACGGAAGCCGGGATGGTGCCAGACATCATCGCCATGAAACAGATGTATGCCCAGCGTCAGGCCGCAGCCATGCTGACTGGCGAGAAACCCAAGGCGCTCCCCGCTCTGCCTCCCATGAAGCGCGTGGTGAACTACCAGGGGCCAACGGTCCAACCGGTGAACATCTTCGATATGGTGGTGCAGACCGACCGGCCCTATGAGCAGGCGGCGCGGTTCATGAAGTTCCGGCGCAACGATGCCTACCTGAAGGAACTCAGCAAGGAAGACGATTTCGGGTATTCTCGCTACACCATCCCGAAGAACACTGAACCGAGCCTTGACCCTGACACCAGCGATTCAATCCGAATCGAACTGAATCAGGCGTCTGGTCTGAGTATGTTGCCGATGGGCACGGGCACCAACCAGATGAACGAACTGATCCAGGTGATGGGTGATGTCCCGGTGAAGTTCAAAGACGGAACCGAAGTCACCATCCCCTGCTGCGTGGCTACGCTCCTGAACCAGCGCGACATCATCCGGCTGGAGGTCATGCCCACTAGCACCAGCCGTATCCCGATGGGTATTTACCAGTGGAACCCCAGCCCCAATGACCCGCTTGGTCGAGGCGTTCTGGAGCGCAACCTGGGCATCCAGGATGCGATCAACACCCGCATGAACCAGAGCATCATGGCCAATGGCATGGCGATCAATCCGATGGTCTTCTACAAACCCGATGGTCTATTTGACCCCAGCGAGTTCGTGGCCTTCCCCGGCGCCGCCTTCCCCTACATGACCACCAAGCCGGAGCCTTTCGTCATCCCCGATCAGGCCATGCAGGGCTTCAACGAAGTGAAGATGCTTCAGGGTATATTCAGTGATGGCGTGGGCGCCCTGATCAACAATAGCCAGGGTGAGGCCAGTGCCACGGAGGCGACCATCGTTGCCAGTTTGGGCCAGTCCCGGTTCGGTCTGATCGCTGAGAACTTCGAACTCAGCTTCCTGGAGGAAGTCATCACTCAGGAATTGCTCATGGCTCAGATGTTCATGACCAAGGAAGAAATGGTTCGTGTGTCCGACCCGATGGACCCAGGTGCCCTGCCTCAGATGATGCCGGTGGATCAGACGGTCATCCAGGGCGAGTATCAGGTATTCATCGCCGGGATGCTGGACATGGCTCAGAACCAAGCGAAGATGGGCGAATTGATTTCTCTTACCCAGGCGTTTGGCGCCATCCCACCGCTTCAGCAGGGCATGGACTGGAAAGCCTACGCCGCGATGATTCTCAGGATGAAGGGCTTCGGGGAATACATTCCTTCGATCTTCCCTTCCCAGCCAGCAGGAGGTATGAATGGAAATCCAGATCAAGGAATGGCAGGGGCCGGAGGCCCGGCGGCTCCTAGCGGAGCTTCAGGCACAGCCGGGTTGGCGTCTGGTCCTGGCATGGTTGGAGGCGGCCGAAGCCCAGGCCAAAGCCCCGGTGCCAATGACCCCGGAGGTCGGCCACCTATGGCCGTTCAAGCGGGCCTGGGCTGACGGAGAAGCCGCCGCCTATGAAAATCTACGCAATATGCTTGCAGTTGCGGTGAAATTTCCAGGCAAGGTTGACGCCCGTGGGCGTCTGGTCCCGACAGAGTTCGACAGCGATGGAGAAGATGAACGGGCGGGTATTTAATTTAATTCCTTGCCCAAAATGAAATACCACCTACCCTATTTTTACGGAGAGCATTTATGCCCCAGCTTTTTACCCCCAGCGCGATGGACGAAGCCCTTGGATTCTCTGGCGAGGAATCTGACGCAGACCTGATGGGTGCCGCCTATGGCACCGAAGATAACGCCCCTGAACCCGCAGTTCCTCAGACCCCTGCGCCTGATCCCATTGACCCAGCTCCGGCGCCTGTTGACCCCGCCCCTGCCCCCGCTGTTCAGGCCCAGCCGCCCCCGGCCACCGACCCGCAGCAGCCCACCCTCGCTGAAATCCTGGCCAGGATGGAGGCTCAGGCCCAGCGTCAGACTCAGATCCTTGAACGGGCTGTTCCCCAGCCCCCTCAGACTCCCCAGGCCCCCGCGGTCAGGCCCTTGCCGGTCATCCCCGAGCAGTATCGCGGGGCGATTGACGAAGACACCTTGCGCGGCGCCCAGGTGGTCATGGATATTTTGGGCATCACGCCCAAATTGGAGCGCCTGGAGAAGTTCGAACAGGCGCAGACCGAGCGAGAAACCGGCAACGCAGCCGGTCAGTTCATCACCAGTCAGGTCCCTGAAATGAAAGACCCGGTTTTCCAGCAGGAAGTGGTCGCTGAAGTTGAGCGTCAGTTCGACCTTGCTGGGGTTCCTAAAGAGGCAAGGGCGCAATTCCTGAACCCTTTCCTTTTCGTGCAAGCAGGGAACGCGGTCAAGAGCCGCCGAAGCCAGAGCGCGGCGCCCAGCGCCCCCTCCACTCCCGCCATCAATCAGGCCCTAGCTTCCCGCGCAGGCGGCGAAACTCATTCTGAGCCTGTGGCTGCGAGTGTTTCTGATACTTCGCAGCAGCCTGTCGATTGGATGGATATGTCTGAAGAAGACTTCGCCAAGCGCCAAGCTGCCATTCTCCGCAAGCAGAACGGTTCCTGGTAACCGTCCAACCCCAAGAGGCTCATCATGGTTCGCACCACTTCCGCCACGACTGGCGCACTTCCTTCAATTGCCACCTACATCTGGCGCACCGGCCTGGCCGCGGCCATGCCCCTGCTCTGCTTCGAAAAGTATGGGCAGACCATCTCCATGCCCGGCGGCTCCGGCAAGACCATCACCTTCCGGCGTTTCGAAAAGCTGCCCCCCATCGGCGGCGCTGGCGACTACACCGCTACCACCCCCAGCCGTGTGCTGGTGGAAGGCGTGACGCCCGACAATGTGACGCCCACCGTCACCGACATCGTGTTCACGCTGACCCAGCTTGGGGCCTACTACCAGTATTCGGACATTTCCGGCTGGGTGAACGAAATCAGCGTGGACCAGAACCTCATGGCGCGCACCGGCGAGAACATGGCCGAAGTGGTGGACTACTACTACCGCGATACCATCCTCGGCGGCTCCCGCTTCTACCGCGTCCTGGAATCCACCAACAACACCAGCACCCCCAGCCGCAACCTGATCGCTGGGAAGATGGCCAAGGCGCTGCCCATCGCCGTGATCGGTCGCGACTTGTTCGCTGCTGACGCGAAGACGGTCAAGCCCATGAAGGGTTCCAGCGATGGCTTCGGGACCAGCGCCGTGCGCGAATCCTTCGTGGCCGTGGCCCACCCTGACCTCTGCGCCGACCTGGACACCATCACCCCCACGGTGGTCAACGGCTCTGACGGTTTCACCCCCGTGGCGAAATACGGTTCCCTGACTGACCTCCTGCCCGGCGAATACGGCACCCTCAAGAATGTCCGGTTCATCCAGTCCACCCACGGCAAGATTTGGGCTGGCGCTGGCGCGGCTGTCGCGGCCACGGGCGAGAAGGCCACCGGCGGCTTCATCGATGTCTACGCCGCCGTGGTCACCGGCAAGGATTCCTACTGCTGCGTGAAGTTCAGCAAGGACTCCGGCAAGGTGATCTATGTCAGCGCCGACAGCAACAGCAAGTATGACCCCCTCAACCAGTTCAGCGTCCTGGGCTGGAAGGCCACGGTCACGGGCGGCATCCTCAACGATGCTTGGCTGAAGCGCCTGGAGTGCGGCGTCACCGCCTAATCTCAACCCTGAAGGCCCCTGGCCACGATTGGCCAGGGGCCTTTTCTCAAACTGCCTGACCCACCCAGGGCAGGCCGCTCAGTAGAGGTCCAACATGGCCGACACCGCAGTTCAAACCCCCGCCAAACTCAGGTATTTCCGGGGCATCATCCACCGCAATTCACAGCACGGTGCGGCGTGGTTCTTTGCCGATGACTCCGTGAACAAGAAGTTGCAGATCGCCTGCGAAACCGAAGTCATCGTCCCCGAATATGTCATCGACATCATCAAAGGGACCATCGTGGACCGGGTGATTGTGAAGCCTGTCCCCGGCAAGAGGCGCGGATTCAAAAATATCCGAGAGCGGTTCAACCGCTATACTTGGGAACAGCTTGGTGAAGTCTCCCAGGCTGAGTGGCAGAAGTTCGAACTGGAACAGCGGGACCTGCCCGTCCCTGACGGTGACAGCGAAGAATAACAGGAGCGGCTCATGACCCTTTTCCAGCGCAACGAAACCGTCAGAGACTTCAACGGCGTGGTGGTTTCGAAAGCCAGCGTGAAGGTGGTCGCCGGCCTCACCTACGATGACTCAGCCCCGCTTGCGGTCCTCTACTCGGACCCGGCGGGGCTTGTGCCGTTGGCGAATCCCATGCAGGCTGATGCCGCCGGGACCTATTCCTATTGGGTTGACACGGCTGATTATTACTCCGAGCAGATTTCCCGGCCTGGGTATATTTCGACCACCAATGAAGGCTTCTTCCTAGGCACTCTGGAAGGCCCTCCTGGGCCACAGGGAAGCGAGGGGCGTGCCGGTCCTGACCTGAGTCCCCAGCTTGCAAGCACAGCCAACGCCAGTTACGGCGCCGGGATGATCGGGCTAAACACCGCGTTGGCGTATGCGGCCAACACGGTTGGAAAGTTCCTCAAAGACCTGGCCACTTCTGGTTCTTCCGGTATTGGCTACCTTGCTCCGATGACTGGAGCCGTGACCCGCTTCGTATCTGACCGGCTGTTTGATCGCGTCAGCGTCTTCGACTTCATGACCACGGCTGAAATTGCTGATGTCAGGTCTGGAGCCGGGGTGCTTGATATTCAGCCTGCTTTGCAGGCCGCACTTGACGCGATGGCTTCTGCTGGTGGCGGTTGCTTGCGAATCCCAAAGGGCGTCTATACCATCGGCTCCGGCTTGGTGATGTCCTCTGACGACATCCAACTGCTTGGCGACGGCCCAGGCGTGTCTGTCATCAAGGCCAAGGACGGAACGACTTTCGAGTTCATGCTCTATGCGACCGCCCAAGAAAAGGTGGGTATTTCCAAACTCACTTTCGATGTCAACAAGTCAGGGCGCTCTTTCGCGCTCCAGGCCGCTGTTGCCAGAGCGTGTGGTCCTGTTTTTGATTCTTGCAACGATGCCTTCGCGTCTGAGTGCGAGTTCAAGAACGCCTACGGCAAGGGCGGCGGTTCGCCCGTTCCTGCGGTCTGCTTCGCCTTTGGCGGCAACGGCCTTCGAAACAAGATCCTGAACTGCGTTGCCATTGATGGTGGCGATCCTGGTTACTCGGCTGATGGGTTTTATACCTCTGGAACGCAGACCTTGATCTACGGATGTCAGGCGAAGAACTGCCTGGACACGGGCTTCGTGCTTGAGAATTCCAATTACTCCGGCATCATCGGCTGCACCGCTGATGGCTGTTCTGACGGTGCAGCTATCACAGCCCTGTCCTCGGACTCAACGGGAAACTTCATCAGCGGCATGACCGTGAATGGTTGGTCCAGTTCTGTGACTGGTGGCGTTCAGATCGGGGCGCTGGGCGCGGGGAACCTCCTGGATACCTCCATCGACGGTCTGGTCATGACAGGCGGAGGCACGGGTCCGGCACTCAACTTCCGCAAGACCTCCACCGGGCGCATCATCGGGACCACGGTTCGGGCCAAGATCAATGGTGCATCCACTCAGGGCATCCTGGTGGATGGGTGCGACGAGTTGGTCATCGCATCTGGTACCAGCGTGAAGGGGACCGGCGGAGCGTGCGTCCAGGTTCAGACAGGCTGCACCAAGATCGTTGTGGACGGTGCCCAGTTGAACCCCACGGGGCCGAATACCTTCGGTTTTACGTCCATGGATGGAACCGACATCACGGTCAAGAGCTGCCAGATCAACGCCACGGCTGGGCAGATGACCTATGGCATCTACTTCTTCGGGACAGGCACCCGGTGTTCTGCGATCCTGAACAACATCAACGGACACTCGGTAGCCGCAGTGGGGGCAGATGCAACGACCACCCCGATTGTGGTAGCTCCGATGACCACGGCATCCGGGTTCTATTTTGGGAAGGCTTCAATAACGAACCTCTATGACCTTTCAGGAGTTCTTAAAACCGATCAAGCGTTCATTTCTTCGCTGACGATCAAGGCGCTTGGCAACCTTATCGAGGTCGGCCCCACCGGAGTATCGAGTGGCAACGGTGGCAGCTTTCGCGCTCGGAACGACACAGGCACGTCCTCTTGGCTGATGGGCCACCTCGGGTCCGGTGGAGCTACGGCCTGGGTTCTTAACGATGTGGTTGCGGCAGATTCCCCGGTCACAGTGAATCAAGGAGTTGCTGGGTCGATTGATCTTGGTGGCGCCAACAAGAGGGCTGTCAACACCCAGGGCCATGCCCGATACACAGGCAAGGCGTTCACGGCCAACGGCGCCACGACCACATTCACCTATCCTGTGAATACCCGCTACCAATACATCACGACCTCGGCGGTATCGCTCAACACCACTCTCCCGGCCACTTCTGCCGCCTTGGATGGCATGGTCATCACCTTCGTGGCAGGGTCGGCCGTTGTCGCAGCCACTTGGACCGCTGGAACTGGTGGAGCGACCATCGTAGGCGCACCCGCCGCCCTCGTTGCGAATACGCCTGTCCGATTCATCTACCACCACGCCACCACCAGTTGGTATCCCTACTGAGAAAATGAGGGAGCCGCCATGCCGCTTCTCGCACAGCCAGCCCTGATCCCTTCCAAACTCGCGTTAGTCAACGAGGCTCTGGCTTCTCTGAAGCAGCCGCCGGTCACCACGCTGGCCAACCAGAAGCCGCTGATCACCATGCTGGGCAACAGCGTGGATGATTGCGTGAACGACATCTACAGCCGGGCCAACTGGCGCTTCCGTCTGCGCGTGGTCCCGATTGATCTTGTAGCTGAACAGGAGTTCTACTCCATCCCACCTGACTTCGGTAACCTCTACAGCAAGGGCATCACCGCCTCCAACCTATTCATCCCGTATGTCTCCGCTGACGATTACGATTCGCTGGCGCAGACCCCGTATGGAACGCCCGGTGACCCCAGCGGCCAGCCCATCGTTTTCACGATGCGCGACTTCATCAGCTTCCAGTTCTACCCGAAGCCTAACGCCTCCTTCGTGGCGGTCTTCCCGACTCTGGAACTGCAATACCTCTGCTCCGCTGAACCTGTGGTCAACGAGGAAGACAGCCCTTTCCTGCCCTACGCCTTCAAGCTGTGCGTGGTGAATTTCCTGAAGTATCGGTGGATGGCGTCCAACGAATACGGCGTCACCGATATGCAGGAAGCCAAAGGCATGTATGAAGGTCAGCTTGCGCTGTTGCTCACGCGCAACGACCCGGCTCCCAATGGCCATCGGATCAGGTCCGGTTATCGCCTTGGCAACGGGCGCTCGGGTGAGAGCCTGGGCCTCGACAAAATGAACCCGCTTGGGGGCTGGCGATGACGCGGGAATATGTGGGCCGCGTGAACGGCCCAGCCAAGATGAAGAACTTTCGGGGCATGAACCCCGCGAGTTCTGAAATCAACCAGGACCCCAACGGTGCCCTGGTGATGGTGAATTGCGACATCAGCACCATCGGGTCGGTGAAGATGCGGAAGGGCTGGGTTCCTGTCGATGTGACGCCTGCTCTGCCTGACGCTACGGTGGATGGCGTCTTTGACCTGAAGACCGACAGCGGTGAAGCCCTGATTGTTGTCTGCGGCGGTAAGATTTTCAGGATCATCGGCAACGCGGTGACGGATATTTCGGCGGCGCTTGTAATCACCCCCGGCTTCCGCTGGCGCGGCGATCAGTCTCACGATCATGTGTTCATCGCCAACGGCGTGAACCAGCCTTTGGTGATCGGCCTGACCGGCAACGCGGTCACCTATTCTGCCTATTCCATCGCCAACAGTTCAACGCCTACCATCCCCGTGGGCGTCACCATCGACACTCCCCCAGCCGTGAAGTGGAAGAAGACCGCCCACGGTCTGCTGAATGGTGATCAGGTGAAACTGGTCACCACCGGAACGCTCCCGGCGCCCTTCGTGGTCGGCACCACTTACTATGTGGTCAACCGCGCCACCGATGACTTCCAGCTTTCCGCAACGCTTGGCGGTTCTCCCATCACCTACACCACGGCCGGGAGCGGAATCTTCGCCTACTCGCAGACCGGTGTTGATCAGACACCTTCCTCTTGGGTTTCCAAACCCCCGCACGGCTTCATCCTACTGAACCAGCTTGGCGCTGAGCGTATGTGGGCGTGGAACCTAGAGACTGTTTTCTACTCTGCAATCTCAGAGCCTTGGGATTATGTGGCCGCGAACAACGCTGGGTTCATTGATGTGCGCCCTGGCGATGGGGACAGCATCGTGGCGACCACCGGGTCTTACGGCTATGTCGCCGTGATGATGCAGAACCGGACTCTGGTTTACAACGGCACCGGCCCGAGTGATCTGGCGCTGAGCCATGTTCTGCCGATGGGTTGCACTTCCCCCGACTCCATCATGACTATCGGTGATGACATCGTTTTCCTATCCCCCTACGGTCCTTCGAATCTGAAGCGGTTCATTAACGGAACTCAGTTGATCCAGAACATCATCGGGTTCCAGATCGCACCCCTCATGCACCAAGTCGCATCCCTGGACGGCTGGGGAAAGTGCGTGGCTTACCACGACATCGTGAACCGCCGTGTGTTGTGGTGGCTCCCTGAAGGCGATTTGCCCACGCAGGGTTTCGTTTATCAATACGATGTTCAGTCGTGGCCAGGAACCTGGAGTGGCTGGACGATCAACTGCGTCACGCGCACCAGCGGCAACCAGTTGATCGCTGGCACCACGGGCGGCAAGCTCATGATTCTGAACCAAGGTGGCGATGACAACGGCGCAGAAATCAACGCCTTCTACTCCACCGCTTGGTTTGACAAGGGCGAACCCGAGCGGAACATGACTTGCCCCTTCATGGAAATCTGGCTTCGCGCTTCGGGCGTCCGTATGTCTATCACCGCAAGCTGGGACTATGGCGATCTGGTTGACTCACAGGACATCGTTTACGAAGACCGGACTGGTGAGTGGGGCCAAGCGGCCACCGACAATGCTCCCAATGTGAAGTGGTGGGGCGTTCACTCTGTTCCAGGCGAACCGGAAGGCGTGTGGCAGGATTCCGCTTTCAGGCGGGTCAGGACTGACATCTACGGCATCGGCCGGGCTGTCCAGTTCACTTTCCAAATGAACGGCAGCGGCGAGGCTGAGATTCTGGCCTATCGCCCTGACCTCAGATCCAAGGGCCTCCTATGAAACTCCATGTGGAACCGATCAAGCCGACAGTTCAGGAAGTCCTGGCCATCCATGAACGCCTGGATATTGTCACGGGCTTCATGCGCCAGAACCCTGGGGTATTTTTCGATCTGGCTGAGAAGGCGGTGTGGCTGGACTTCGTGGATGCCAAGACTGACATCAGCCAGTTCAAAGCCTGCATCATCTTCGGCCCTGAGCCGATGACCGCGCAGATGTATGCCTTCCCTTCCTTCGCCTCCGATCAGGAAATGGACACACCGGGCGTCTGCCGGGCGGCCCATTTCGTTGGCAAGCGCCTGATGGCAGATCTCCGCGAGAACGGCGTTCACCGGGTCCACGCCGTGGTCCCCATGAATTGCGTCAGGGGGCTTCGGTTCCTCAAGTCCCTCACCGGCATGGTCGAAACCAGCCCCATCAAAGGGATGCGCGACGTCTTCCATAACGGGACCAGATGGCTCAACGCTGCTGCTTTAGAACTGGTATTAAAAGATCCTGCACACCAGGAAGAATTGCCTCAAACTGAAGCACAGGTAAATACCCCCGCGGGAGGTTAATATGCCGTTCAATACAAGTGGAGCAGCTTCCGGGGCGGCGGCTGGGACCTCCATCATGCCTGGTTGGGGAACCGCCATTGGCGGTTTGCTTGGCGGTTTGTTTGGCGGCGGCGCTCAAAATACCCCCCGGCCCACGCCCACCAACTACTTCGGCATGAACGGCAGCGGGATGTATTACAATCCCGCGACCAACGGCTACACCAGCCTGGACCCGCGCATGGGGTTTGCCGATCAGGGTGCGCTCTATAAATACCAGCAGATGATGGACTCGCTGACTGGCGGCACCGGCTCCGTCCAGGCCAGCGCCCTGGCCGAAGCCAACCGAATCAAAGACCAGATCAACGATCCCAAGACTCCAGCCTCCATGAAGGCCGAACTCCAGGCGCGGCTGAACCAGATCAACGAAGTCTCCCGCACGGTAGGCGACTGGCACAACCCGTTGGGGAAGATCGGGGAGACTGATCCGAACCGCCAGCTTGAGTTTCAGAAGCAGGCCGGGACGGTTCAGGACTACCTGAAGAACACCCTGAACCAGCAGATGAACGCGCGGTCCTTGGACGAGAACAGCGCCCTGGCCAGTCGTGGCCTCGGCTCCAGTTCCAACGCTCAGTATGGCGCTGGCACTCGGGCGTTGGACTACGGCGTAGCCTCTGGCCAGAACGAAATCACAGCTAACGACTATCTGCGCCAGCTTCAGGCCGGGGACGAAGCCAAGAAATACCAACTGTTCAACCTGGCCCAAGGGGGCGCTGGCGCCATTGAGGGAAAACAGCTTTCTCAGGAACAGATTGCCCTCAACCAGATGATGATGGGCATGAACTTCGGCTCTGCCTACAACACCAGCGTTGACCAGTGGAACCGCCAGGGTGCGGCCATCAACGCGGCGAACAAGGGGATGGATGCCGCCGGTTGGCGGGACGCCCTTGGCGCTGTCGGCGGCGGGGTGACCAACGCCGGAACGGATGGCATGGGCACCGCCGACTGGTGGAAGAAGTTTGGTTCTGGCGCTTCCGGCACTCTCTCTGGCACCAGTCCCAACCTATGGAATCGCGTTGCTCAGCCTTCTGGAACCAGTGGCTTTAATTGGGGTTCGGCTCCGCAGATCAACGGCGGCTTCAATTTTGGCCAGACCTACTCAGGCGGGTGGAACCCCAATCAGCCTGGGGCCACGCCTTCGATGGCCTGGGCCTATAACCCCAACAAGAAATAGGAGGGCGTCATGGCCGATATGCCCACGATCTACCCGATGCGGTTCCCCAGCATCCCGGCTGGGCGAACCCCGACCAGCATTGACGACCTTCTGCCCTCTACCTACATGGACCGGCCCAGCCCCTTCACTGGTGCCATGCAGATGATTGGCAAGACGCTCACGGCCAAGCGGGATGACGCGGATCAGGCTGATGAAGCCTCGTTGAAGTTCGGCCCCAGTGTCGCCCCCGGCCAGATCGCCGCCCTGAACAACTACCTGTTTCGGCGTGGCGGTGTTGGTTATGGCGGCGTCATGAACCAGGATGGCACCGCCCCGCTCCAGATCCCCGGCGCTGAACCCATGAACCCCTTCAACATCGGCGGTCAGGTCCGTGCGCAGACAGACGCTGAGCAGGCTGCGGCGATGGAGTTCAAGCGTCAGAAGGACGAAGAAGCCAGAAAGCTGGCCCATGAAAAGCTGGATGAACAGACCCGCCAGTTCGGTGAACGCATGAAGGCTGGTGAGGCATCCCGATTGGAAACCAAAGCCAACCATGACCGCGTGGATGCCCGTGTGCGCGAACTCGCTGGCCACCGCTTGGCGCTCACGGCTCAGAAGCAGAACGATTTTGGGCTGGCTCAGGGGTATCACCGCAGCGCGACCACCGCCTATGGCAACGCGAAGACCGCTAGGACCCTGGCCGAACAGAAGCAGAAGGACCTGACCAACAACTTCACGGCCAACGCTGAAACCAAAGCCAAGGAAAATATGGAGATTCAGAAGCTGCTGGAAAGCGCGGAAGCCTACGAGCAGGAAGGCAAGGCCCACTCTGCCGCCGCCATCCGACTTCTGGACACTGTGAACCCTTCGGCCCCGGCCCCGGCCCCTGGAAATAACCCTGCTGCCCCTGCTGCCCCTGCTGCCCCTGCTGCCCCTGCTGCACCCGCTGGGCAGGGCCAGCGCCCCACCAGGCCCAATGGAGCGAAATGGTTCAACGCGGCTGAATTGGCAGGTCACCCTGATGCTCTTAGTAAGATTGAGCAGGGGAAAACTGGCGGCTGGTTCAAGTCTGATGGCACACTGGACACCTACTAACCGGGGATCGGATGCCTCAACCCGTTGACGAATTCGCCAGTTTCACCGGGAAGAAACCCGCCCATCCGACTGACGAGTTCGCCAGCTTCCTGGCCTCTGCCAAGACTCCTGTCGCGCCTCCCCCGGTCCAGTCTGTGGCTGCCCAATACAATCTCCCCGATGCGACCAAGGCCGCCGCTGACGAGTTCAAAGCCTTCAAGGAAGCGAACCGCGCCCCGACCCCAGCCGAAATGCGCGCCAGCTATGACGCCGTTCTGTTGGAATCCCAGGGCGTGACCCTCGACTACCCGGCAGAACAGGTGGCCCCGGATCCCCAGCCGCCTGGCCCCACCCTGATGGAGAAGTTGAAGGCTATCCCCGGCAAGGTGAAGGCTTTCGCCGTGGAGAAGTACAAGGAACACCGCACCGCGGTCCAGGCTCAGTGGGACAAGATGGGCGTCCTGGCCCCCTTCTATCCTGAACTGGCGATTGAGGCCGGGAAGTCTGTGGTCGGGAAGGTCCAGAACATCTATCAGGGTCTTCGCCCCAACGATGCCAAGAGCAACGCTGAGTGGGCCGAAGGCGATATGAAGGCGTTGCTCAAGGAAGTGGGGGACAAGGAACCCACCCCGGCCCAGCTTCAGCGGTTCAAGGACCGCGCCGCCTTCGCCAAGCAGATGTGGGCGATGGCTGAGACTGAGCGCGGGAAGCGCAACGAGGCGGTCCAGGGCTTCCAGAAGCGCATGGATGCCAGCACCCTACCCGCCACCCCCGCCACCAAGCTGGTGGCCCCCCTGGCGGCACAGGCGGCACAGGTGGCCTTAGCCCCTCAGACGATCCCCATTGAGATGGCGGTCTCGGGTGTTGCTAACAACAACCTTAGGACCCCGGCCTACGAAAATACCCTTGGCCAGCAGGTCAAGGCTGGCGTCCTGAACTACGGCATGGGCAAGGTCATGATGGCTGGCTTCCCTGGCGTCCCCGTGTCCCGCGCTCTCCAGAACCTTGGCGTGAACCCCGTGGCGGCCAACCTGACCGGCATGGTTCCGACCTCTGTGACGAATGTCTATGGCGGCCACCAACTTCAGCGCTACCTGACCACGCCCCACGGCGATACGCCGGACGCTCCAGGCTTCACCGACTTCCTCCATGACTACGCCACCCAGCTTGGCCTTGGCGCTCAGCACCTGAACCAGCCCCTTGTGAACCGGCTTGCCGCTGGCACCCCTGGCCCCGGCGAATCCTCCACCCCCGTTCCGATGGGTCTGACGCCCCTAGAAAGGCCGATGGCTCCCGGTGGCCTCAACCTACCGGCCCCTGACACCGCGCCCCTTCCTGCCCCCGCCGTGGTCTATGGCCCTGCCATGCGCCCAGCCTTGACACCGGGAACTCTTGATACAGTATTCCCCCGACTCCCCGCCAATCTGCGGGGTCAGCTTGGAGTTCAAGATGCCGAACCTGCCGCCCCCGCCGGAACCCTTCAAGCGCCAGCCGCCCCCATTCCTGAATTGCCTCCCGAAGTAAATATCCCCCAGGGTCCGACCAGCCCCCCGGCTGGCCCCCTCCACCCCGAAGTCCAAGGCCCCGCCCAGCGTCCCCAGCCCAACCCGCTTGAGGGCCTGCCGGACGCCTACGGCTTGGCCCCCGTGGAAGTGGCGCCCCGCGCCCCCGTGCCCAAGGCCACCCTGAGCGAACACGAAGGGGAAATGGCGCAGACCAAGCAGCAGCGCCAGGGTGACCGCGAGGCGCTGGTCAACGGCCCCGTGCGGGAAACCGCAGACATCGCGCCGGAGCATCACGCCGAGGCTGACCGGATCATCGAAGCCAGGAACATCGTGACGGTCACGGAGCGCCGGGCGATGGAAGCCGAACACGCGATCCAGCGCCTTGAGATTGAGAACCGCCAGCGGCAGGCCGATGGCAAGGAACCCCTGCCGGTTCCCGCTGAGGTCACGTTGGCCCTGAAGAACCGGAACGCCCCCGGCATGGACGAACTACGCCAGCTTGCCGCCTCTGAGCCGACCCACCCTGATGCCCAGCGCGCGCTCCAGGTGGCCCAGGAGCAGCAACAGGCTCTCGCCGCTGAGTATGCCGCCTCCACCCCTGACGGTGAGGGGGACATCACCCACGCCTCGCGCATCGCCCTGAAGACGAAGGGGGGAACGCCCACCTTCGGGGAGAAGGTCAGGGAGTTCTTCGGCGGCGCTTCCACCCAGCCTGCGGAGCAGGGTATCCCCGGCACCGGCAAGCGGCCCAAGCAGAAGAACGAGTATTCCAAGGAACGCCGGTATGAAACCGTGGACGGACCCACCGGCCCGGTGGTGATCTACCGCGACCCGGAGAGTGACGGAAGTCACAAGATCGTTGGCCGCAGCGGGACCATCACGGAGTCGGACATCACCGGCCGCCGTGAATCCACCAAGGACGAAATCACTCACGCGACCTCCCAGGTGGAAGTCGAAACCCCCGGCGAGATTGACCCTGATACCGGAGAGCCTGGGCCTTCCCGAACCGAAGTCGAGATTGACCCTAGCGTGGCCATCCACTTCAGCCGCAACGCTGTTGCCGGGGCCGCCAAGGCACGGGAGTCAGCTCGCGATGCCATCCGTGGTCGGAAGGTCCTGGACGATCTGAAGGCCAACCCCAAGCTGTTTCAGCAGGGCGAGGCCAAGCCCGGTTCCGAGTGGCGCGATGTCTCCGAACTCCCCATCACCCCCCAGGCGAAGAACCGCCTTGCCCCTGGCGGCAAGAAGACTTCCGTGCGTTCTGACGCGGCTCAGGTTCTCATTGAGTATTTCGGTCAGCCCACCGCCAAGGAATCCAGCTTCCTGACCGGCATCAACGCTGCCGCCCGGCGCTGGACTGAGCGCGGGTTGCTGACCAATGTCTTCGCTCACTTTCCCAACCAGTTCGCCCACGGCTTGGGCGCCTTGTCCGGCGAGGGCCTGACGCCCCAGCAAGCGACCAATGCTCTGGCCCACGCCTACCGGGAAGGCCAGAACCCGAACTCTGAGTATGTGAACCGGGCCAAGATGGCAGGCGTCAAGCAGATGTCGGAGGGCCGCCAGTTCGGGCAGAACGACAACATGACCGCCCACGAAGCGGCTACCGCCGCCCTTGAAAAAGCCCTGGGCCATGAGGCCGGGACGATGGGTGAGGCTGAAGGCGGCTCGATCAAGAGGGCGTTCAAGGCTCTGAATCAGAAGACCGTCTGGCAGGTGGACGATGCCATTAGAAATACCCTATTTTACCAAAAGATTGCCAGCGGCATGACGCCCGAGGCCGCCGCGAAATACGCCAATGAGAACTATATCGGCTACCACACGGACACCAACCTGTTCGAACTCAGCCCCAGCGCCAGCCCCCGGCGCGGGGATCAGGTCGTCAAGAAGGGTCTGAACGAAATCTATCGGAACTTGGTCACTGGCAAGGGCGAGACTGGCAAGGGCTTCGCCGGGGCCGGGGCTTCCCTGGCCAGGACGCTTGTCTCGCCCCTGTTCCACACCTTCCGCACGAACAGCGCCACGCTGCTAGCCCACGAACTCAAGGGCGCTGCCACGGGTCTGCCCCAAGGCGATCTGAAGGGCCTGGGCAAGCTGGCCAATATCGCGGCCGTGGGAAGCGCCGTGGGCGGGGTCGTTGGTCAGTCGCTCTCTGACGCCTTCCTGACTGAAGACCAGAAGAAGCAGGGCAAGGAATACCAGATGCGAATGGGCGGTCCCTTCCACTGGTATGACACGGCAGAGAAGGCGCTGGAGGGCCGGGCCACCCCCATGCAGACCGCCGCCGCCATCGCTACACCCAACCCGCTGTTCAAGCATCTGATCGGCAAGGGTATTTTCGGGGTCGATGCCCAGTCCGGCCGCCGCGCCCCTGCCGCCAGCCTTGCCGAACTTGGCGATACCGTCCTGTCCAGCGTCCTGCCCACCGGGGACATCGCTCGGAACGCGCTCCAGGGCCAGGGCAACGCCAAAGATGTTGTCGCTTCCTTCCTCATGGGGAAGAACGCGCCCAATCCGGCCTTCCAGATGATGATGGCCCACCCCGACAAGATGGCCGCCGGGACGCCGGACTACGAGGCAAGCAAGGCGAACTTCCGGCTGATCAGCCAGCTTCGGGATCTGGAGCCTGGGTCCAAGCCCTACACGGACGCCATTGAGCAGGCCGTGAAGGAACAGCTTCTCACCAAGCGCCAGATTGAAAACGCCGCCAAGCGCTCTGGCCAGACGGAACTGGAACACGCCAGGGCCTTGGCCAAGATCGCCACCCCTGAGTGGGCGGTCAAGGCTGGCGAGTGGTATGCAGAGCGAAGCCCTGAGATTGCTCTGGCCCTCTACGCCGAGGCCCAAAAGAAGTTGGGCGCAGAGTCGAAGAAGTTTGAGGGACAGCGTAACCTTAAAGTGTTGGGCCAGATCCAGAAGATCGAAAATATGAAGTTGCTTCTTCGGAACCAGTAGGGGGTATTTATGTCTTACGCTCACATTGCCATCACTCAGATCGTGGCTGGGACCAAGACCCTCGCCCCGCAGATGAACTCCAACTACGCCATCATCGTGGACCGGGTGAACGCCCTGTCGGATTCGGCCAACGCCAACGACACGGCCATCGCCGCGAACACCGCGCTGATTTCCAATGTCGCTGGGCGCGAAGACCAGATCATCGCGCAGATCGGCGGCACTCAGACTGGCGTGGACCCCAACAAGGTCCTGACCTTCGTCCCCGGTGCGCCTTCCAATCTGGTGGTCGGCCGCACGGCGTATTGGTATTACGAGTTCGCCGTGGATCTGAATTACCCTCAGCCTGTTTATCGGTGCGATGGCGCCCGGTCCACCGTCCCTTCGGGGTGCGGCTACATCAACCTGGGCGGTCTGCCTACCAACTCCACAGGTCAGGTGAAACTCCAGCAGAAGATCAACGGCGCTGGCGCCTGGGTCGATGTCGCTGGGTATGTCTGGAACTTCCTGAACAGCGATGCGACTGAAGTCCTGGTGGCCATCAGCCCCACGCCTGCCGTGGTCACCTTCACCCAGGGGACGCTGCTCCGCGCGCTGGTGGTCAGCGGTAGCACAGGCGCGGTGCTGCCCCATAACCTGACGCTTGTCCTGGCGATGACGGAAGCCGCGAGGAACCAGTAATGGCTGATGATCGGGTCTTCTTCTTTCCTGGCACGGCGGATTGTCAGCCGATTCTGGTTTACCCTTACCCCGGCGTCCCGCCCTACGCCCCCGATGCTCCGAACAATACTGCCGGGGGTTATGGGAATCTACTTGATCTGAACGACTACAACGGCTCCACAGGCAACGCCAACCTGTTCGTGAAGCCTGATGATGTCGGGGCTTCTGCCGGGATCAGGGACCTGATGCCGTGCTACTACGCCCTGTCAGGGCACGGGTTCAACCATCAGTCGTGGTATTTATTGCGCCGCACAGACTTCAAAAACTGGGTTGGCGTGGATGGCATTTTCTGGCGCAAGACTTCCTTCATCATGGAGGTTGATATTCTTCCGGCTTTCATGCCCGCTCTCGGGGGCTTCAGGGATGAAGCCCCGAACTCAGCAGCAGGAGCGCAGACCACAGGATCGACCGTCAATACCACGCCTTACGGCATGGGCGGCAAGCAGGGTGGGGGTATTTCCCTAAAGGCCGTCATCACTGATCCGGTAACGCATCTTGAGGTCGTAAAAGACTCCCATATTTTCACGGCTCCAGACGGTCAAACGAATTATGACCTATCCGCCGTTACCTTCCCGCGTCAGGTGGTTCAATTGAACCTTGCCGATGTCACGCCGGAAGAAATGGCAACGATGGTTCTCAGGATCACCACGCAACAGCACTCAGCACTCAGTTCGTTTGGTGTCCCAAGCGGATTATTCCCGCTGCCCATCGCCGCCCAGGACTCCACCATCTACCGCATCGGCCTGACGCCTGACCCTGCCTCCCTGCGCTCCAGCGGCAAGCAGAGCGCTACGCTGACCACCAGATAAGAAAGGGGCCACCCTCAAGTGGCCCCGCAGCATCATCCCGGCGATGCTACTTCTTCTTGCCGCCCTTCCCGTAGGGCTTGGCGGTCTTGATGTCAGCCTTCTCGTTCTTGATGAAGCCCTTCGGTCCCATCTTCTTGAGTTCCTTCTGGTCTTCCTTGTCCAGCTTCTTCATGGCTGCTCCCTAGTTGAGATGCTGTTCGGTGATGGCGTTGATCGCGTCAATCCATTCGACATCAGTCGGCGCGATGGCATAGGACGCGAAGGTGGCCGTGGCGTCAGGCCCCGACATCGCCTGTAGGTCCGTGGTGCTGATGACATACCGGGCCACATCAACGCCCATGCTTCGGAAGGCCCTGGCGATGGTCAGGACGCCAGCCGAGGCGACAGAGTTTGCGGCGCTGATGAAGATGGCGTAGGCGTTGGTCCCGGTGTGTTGGCGGGAGATGAACAAGCAACTCGCGTCATTGGTCGCGCCAACAAGCTGGCCAAGGTCAAAGCCCTGGGCCACGATCTTGCCGGTCTGGTTGGTGAGCAGGGCGAGTGCGGCGGCGGCAGAAGCAGGGGCGGCGGCCATAGGTTATTCCTCCGGGGGAAAGGGTTGCATGGTGGCAGGGTCAACCTCTACGCCATCGACAAACAGCCTTCGGGTCCAATCCCTGGTGGTGCGTTCAGGGGGCAAAAGTTCGCCTTCCTCAGTCACCTTGGGGGGCGGCTGAAGGAAGGCGTCCTTGCCGGTCTTGCTGGCCATTACTAGCCGACCATCGGCGGGGTGACGATATCAAGCAGGAGCATGAGGTCGGCCAAGAGGCCAGCATCATCGGTGGAAACCACGGCGCCGGGCGTGGTGGTGACGAGGGGATACACGCAATTGGTGTCGCCCTTCATCATGGTGATGTCGGTGGCCGTGAACTTGGCACAGACGGTGTTCATCCCACCGTTGGCGAGGGCGTCAACCCCGGCCTTCACGATGGGCAGGGCCACGGTGCCCCAGGCCACGGCGAACTGACGGTTGCCTGGGTCCTTGCCGATGACGAAGGAGCCGACCACGCCGCCCACAGTCGGGGCGACATCCTGGGCAGTGCAGACGAAGCCGCGCGCGTTCAGGAAGGTGGCGAGGGTTGCGGGGGTAGTGGGAGTTGCGGCCATAGATTCCTCCTAGGAAGTTGGGGCTAGCCTATTTAATGGTGCGCCTAATTACCCTTGGGCGCCAACGAAATAATACCCTTGCCCTGCTGGTATTCAACCCAAGGGTAGTTTTGGGCAGGCATCAGGTCGAATAGAACGGGGTAGCGCTCCCTGAACATGAACAGAACCCCGGCTTCAAAGCAGGCATCCATGATGCGGGTGGGGGTCGGCAGGTTCTGGTAGGACACCAGCAGGCTGGAGGTCTTGGCTTCGTCATCGTCTTCCTGGCCGAAGTTGTAGCCCTGGGCCAGAAGGTTCTCGCACCAGAGGTCGTGGAACTCCGACATCGAAAGCCGTTCCTCAATGATCCGCTGAGCGAAGACGGTCAGGGGCGCCCTGACTTCATCGGGCAGTTCCATCCAGGTGTCAGGCCCTACGATGCCAAGCTGTTCGCCAATGGCGATGCTCAGATCATGGGCCATCGCCGCCAGGGCTTCGTAGTGGGGGCGGTCTGTGATACCGGCCGACTCCCAGGCCAGCACGGTGACGCGGGGGATGGTGAAGGGACTGGTCATGGCTACTCCGCTAGGACGCTCAGGATGGCATCGGCCAGCCCGTAGGTGGAGAGGAAGTTGCTGTGGGGGGTGGACCCCAAGAGGCGGTATTCGATGTTGAAATCCTTGGCGTCCCTGACATCGTGGGCGTTCAGGACTCTGACCCCGTGGGCGATCATCTCGCTCTGGCGCTTGATCTGGATGGCGGTCCTGGGTTCCTTCTCTTGCTTCGGGCTGACCACCTTCAGTTCGATCCAGAGGGAGCGGCCCTGCTTGGCGATGAACAGGTCGGGGACTCCCCGGTTGGTCGGTCCCGTTTCGATGGACAACACCAGGCAGCCATAGGCTTCCAGGGCTTTGGTCAGGTCTTTGGAAAATCTATGCTCCGGCCTCAACGGACCTCCTGATGCGCTGACCTACGCGCCTACACGGAATGCACTTTCGGCTTCCGTTTTTGTTGGTTGAATATTTGCTGCCACATTTGGGACAGCAAACTTTAGAAGCGTTAGCGGAAGCAACGGTCTTCCCGCGAATGATGTTTTCTCTGTGGTCAACGGCTTCTAAATGAGCCGGGTTGCAGCAAGCACGGACGCAACAAAGATGGTCCAGTTCAAGGTCGGCGGGGATCGGGCCTTTGGCCTTTTCGTAAAGATGGCGGTGGGCAGTGAACTTCTTGCCATCGACCATGAGTTCGCCATACCCGTGGCTGTTCCTACTTCCGCTCCAAAGCCAACACCCCGTAATGGGGCAGAAAGCAATTTGGAGCAAGATCCTATCTTCGGCGCTCATGTAACGGTGAGGTCTGGCCACGCTTCCTCCGACATATCAGTAAACGCCATGAAACTGCCCAATGGATCTTTAAGGAACTCTGCGCTCACTTCATGCTTTTGCCTGAGAGAAGAAACGACTTTCCGATCCACAGGACCGCACTCAAGATCGCAATAAAAACAAGTCTGAGTCTGACCTATCCTGTGCAATCTGTCTTCTGCTTGCAACCTGTGTTCAAGAGAAAAACTGTTGGAGAAGAAGAACATTCGCCGGGCAACCGTCAGGGTAATTCCCAGGCCGCCGGTCTGAGCATTTGAAATTAGGTATTTCTTTGAGGGGTCTTCCATGAACTGCTTCACAATGTCGGCCCTGGTCCTGGCGTCTGTCGCTCCGTAGTAGGTGAGGGAGGTATCGCCCAGCGCCTTGGCACACGCCTCAATCTCGCTGACAAAAGAACAGAAGATGACAACCTTCTCGTCACCCAATTCCTCGATCAGTTCCAGCATCCGGTCCAGCTTGGGGTTGCCCCCGGCCATCGGCTTCATGGTGTAGGGATCATGACCGCCGCTGATCTGGCGCAGGCGGATGAGCCTGACCACAGCCGCTTCAGCCGCCGCCGTTAGGCCGCCCTCCACGCCCATCAGCTTCGTCAGTTCCTCAATGCTTTCCTTCCGCACGGCATGATAGAGCGCCTTCTGTTCAGATGTCATGGGGACCAGTTCGTTGATGTAGATTTTGGGCGGGAGGTCCAGACATTCCTCTTTCAACCGCCGGTCCATGTGCGGGGCCAGGAGTTCCTGGAGCCAGTCCTGGTTCTGGTAACCGATGATCTTCCGGCCTTCGAAACCACCCATCTTGCAGAAGGTGGAGCGGAACCCGAAGAAAGACTTGAAGCGCGTCAGCCCAGCGCCCAGGAACACGAACTGCGAGTAGAGGTCTTCGATGCCCTTGGTGATGGGGGTGCCCGACAGGATGCGCCGGAAGGCCGCCTTGCGTCCCTGGACGGTCAGGAAGCGCGTCCTGAGTGCAGAGCCGTTCTTGATGCGCTGGCTTTCGTCAACCACCAGCATGACCCGCCTGGTATCCAGGATCGCGGTGAGCAGGGTCCTGGCCTTAGGGCTGGTGAAGCCATCGACATTGAAGCAGAAGACTTGCATCTTAGTTGGGTCAGGCGCGGGGAGTTTGAAAGGGCGCTCGGCGTAGTAGATCAGGCCAGTGACTTCGGTCTTGTCGAAGACATTGGGGACTTCGTTCCTGACCCAATTCGCGTGGACGCCATTGGGGGCGATGACCACCAGCGCGTCAAGCTGGCCGGCGTTCCACAGCTTCTTGGCTTCAAAGAGGGTGGTGACCGTCTTGCCCAAGCCCTGTTCATGAAACAGGGCAAAGCCTTCTTTGCCGATCATCTTCTTCACGGCTTGCTTCTGATGGTCGAACAGCTTCATCGCTGCGCCGCCTTCTTCATGCGGTCCAGATGCTTCTTGGGGATGGGGCCGGTGTATTCACGGGCGCTCTGGACTTTGCCACAGCCCTTGCACCGGAAGCCAGTCATGGCGCGAGGCCGGAAGCCGGGGACAGCCGCCCACCAGAAGATCACCTCGCCACGGTTCATCTTGAACTGGTGGGCGAGGTCGTGGATGAAAGCCTTGATGCGGTTCACAGGACGCTCCTGAAATAATATTTACCGTTGGACTGAAATAGGCTGGCCTCCAGACAGTAGGCTTGCCCGACTACCATACTCTCAAGCACGGACCTGTATTGCTCAACCGTCTTGCCGGAGCAGAAGATTTCCAGGCTCCCGGTTTCGTCACCGATTCGCAGGACCCACCTGGCGCCCTTCGCCCCAGCAAATTCCTTGATGTAGTCCAGGACGCCAACGAACCGGACGCCCTGCTGTTCGATGACCCGCGTGATGGGCGGCAGGTTGAACGCTTTCCGCACCGCGTCCACCTTGTCCATCGTGTCGTAAACCGAAGGCAGGGCCATCGCCTTCTTGCATCCCTCACTGGGGGTTCCATCTTCGATCTGCTTCATGTAAGTTTCTGCCCGGCTGGGGCCGATGCCGGGCTTGTCACACCAGCCGCCGATCAGTTCACCGCGTTGGACGGTCCAACCAGTGTCGGAGAGTTCAGGGTCGAACAGTTTGACCACGAACCCACGACTCCTGGCTTCCCGAATCAGTTCAATACCCTGGTCCGTGCCGGTGGTGTGGTTCAGACAGGCGGCGTAGAACTCCAGGGGGTTGACCCGCTTGGCACGGAGGCAGGCCCAGGACAACCACGCATAGGCCACGGCATGAGACTTGTTGAACAGGTAGGCACCGCACCCAAGGATGAAGTCCCAGGCTTCCAGCAGGGCTTTCTCGGCGTGAGACTGTTGACCCTGCTTCAAGTATTCGGCTTTGAAAACCTCCAGCCCAGCGGCGCCCTTGCTCTTGGCGATGGCCTTCCTGAGTTTGGTCACGGTGGTATCGGGCAGGCCCAGCCCCTTGAAGAACGCCATGACCTGTTCCTGATAGATCATCAGCCCGTGAGTCTCAGTCAGATAGGGGGCAATCAAGGCGGGGGCCTGGGGTTTCTCGCCATACAGCTTGAGCCGCTTGTAGGCATCGGCCACGCCAGCGGCCAGCGGGCCAGGTCGGGCGATGGCGCTGATGATGGCCAGATCGTTGAACTCAACGGGCGGGACCTGATGGGCGATGGACCGCAGGGAACCGCCCTCAAATTGAAATACCCCCTGCCAGCGGTTGGCCTGGGCGTCTTCAAAATCTTCCGGCTCCGGTTCCATTTCCAACTTGCCGGGCCAGGGGAAGTCGCGCAGCACGGTCAGGGTCCGAAGGCCCAGGCAATCCAGTTTGAGCAGACCCAGGGCTTCAGCGTCCCGCATATCAAGCTGGGCCACACCGTTCTCCACCCGGCAGTATTTCGACAGGGGTTCTCCGGGGGCGATCAGGACGCCAGCAGCGTGTTGCCCCAGGGCCTTCACGGTTCCTTCCAGGGGCAGGAGACTGGCGATGATGGGGCTGATTACTTGGGAGCCTTCTAGGGCCTTCTGGAGCGTGTCCGGCGCCCCTTCCTCACCGGCAAGTCGCATCTGAACCCGGTCCCTAACACCATCGCCAAGGCTCTGAGGCAAGCCAAGCGCCCTAAGCCCATCCTGCAAAGCCGCTTTGCCTGCGCGGGTGAGAACCGTTCCAACTCGCGCCACACTAGCTGGGCCATAAAGGTCTTCCAAGTGAGTGAAGATTTCGTCACGGCGTTTATCCTCAAAGTCCAGGTCGATGTCAGGCATATCGGTGCGGCTGGGGTCCAGGAACCGTTCAAAGAGAAGACCGTGCTTGATGGGGTCAACCTCGGTGATGCCCAGCAGGAAGGCAACGAGGGAACCGGAGGAAGACCCCCGGCCAGGGCCTTGAGAAATACCAACCTTCGCTGCCCAGTCGCAGACCTCAGAGACAATTCGGAAATACCCTTCGAAGCCCTTGGATCTGATGACTCTCATCTCCAGAGCCAGCCGGTCCAGCCGGGTCTGATACTCAGGCCCCTGGCCGGGGTAGCGAATGGCAAGTTGGGACAAGCAGACCTTGTGAATGTCCATGCCTGGAACCTGGGGCGGCTGGGCCTTGGGGATCCTGACCGGAGAGAAGTGGCGCAGATCGCGGGAGGGGAAGGCGTTGTATTCGCACAGGTGCCGGGGGTAGATGGCATAGGCGTCATTGGGCCAGCGGAGTCCGTGCAGGGTTTCCTGTTCTTCGAAAATATAGGCCGGGCCATCCAGCGCCGGTGACAGGAGCATGATGTCATCGCTGACCTGATCCCCGGCCTTCATGGAATACAGTTCGCGCAAACCGTCCTGGTTCTTGGCCAGCGCCACGCGGGGCAGAGTGCCGATACCGTGCGGCCACTGGAACTCCATCCCGAAGATTGGTTCGATGTCAGCCTTCAGGCAAGCCTCTTGGAACTCCCGGTGGCCGAAGCAGTTGGTGTCCGTGAGGGCGATGGCTTCCATCTTGTTCTTCACGGCGAAGTCCACAAGATCCTGGACGGTGCCGGTGCCCTTGGGCTTGCCCTGTTCGCTGGAGTATTGCGTCCTGGTGCGGAGGTAAAGCATCACAGCCCCTGGACCTGATCCCACAGTTCGAAATAGGCGGCTCCGTCCACCGTGCTGTCGCGCTTGTATTTCACGGTGTTGCGGCAGACCTTGAGACAGATCATGGCTACGGCTAGATCCTCGGCGCTGATCCCAGCCAGGCCGGGGCGTCCGGTGGCCCGGCACATATCCCGCCAGTGGGAGAAGTTCTCGGCGGCCGCGCCGTAGGCTTCGTGCCGGTCACCGTTCACCAGGGACTCGGCCTCCTGGAGAATAGAGTTGGCTTTCACCTGGGCCAAGCGCTGTTCCCAGGCGTTGGCGATGTCATCCTGCTGGCGCGTCAGATACTTTGCTCCAGCTTCGATGTTGGGCGCCAGGACCTCCAAAGCTTGTTTGGAAATACAGACAATCGTGTGGCCAGCGCCATCGGGGCGGTGGCAGAAGGGGCAAACGGTTTCGCTCATGATCAACTCTTTCTCAGTGACTCGGTGACGATGTTGGCGATCTTCAGATTGGCGTCATTCCGGCGGCCATGCTCACGCGCGCTGTTCTTCATGACCAGCAAGATGGACTGGGCCTCAGGCAGCTTGGCGCACTCAGAGAGCCACGCTAGCATCCCGACAATCTCCGAATCCTTGGCGCACAGGTAGGCGTGAAGGGCGGGGCGGTCAGTGTTGAGCATCATGCTCAGGTGTTTGACCAGAGCCACAAGCTGATCGCTAGGCGCTTCTTCCTCGCGCAGTTTGATGGGTACCGGGGGTCTGAACAGGTCGGTCATGGGGTTCCTTAGGGGTTGAGAATGGACATCAGTAGTTTTCAGGGTTGAGGCGCTTATGTATGCGCCAGTATTCGGCTTCATCCTCAGCGGAGACTTCCATTGGATCTACCTCGCGCACGACCAGATCTTCGAGTTTCGCGACACGGGCTTGCCAGTAATGCACATCGCACAGGGTTCCTTGGTCAACCCCATCGCGCTGGAGGTTGAAGGCGTAGCTCCCGCAGTGGTGAAATCCGTCAGATTCAACAAAGGTGCATCGTTTCATGGTTCCTCCAGATGGACAAAAGCGGGAGGGGCGGTGAAACCCCTCCCTGTGGGGGGGGTTATTCCGCGATGATCCAATCTTCCGAGAGGATGTCAGCCTGACTCGCCAGCCAACCCGGCTGCCAAAGCTGCTGGGCGGTCCACATAACGAGGTAGGGCTGGCAGTTCAGCGGCGTGTCCTCTCCGATGAACTTGGCGGTGCGGTCGTTGACCTTCGCGCCGGGTTCCTGGCTGCTACGGGGAGGCAGGGAAAGAGCCGGCATGAGGGCGATCCACATGCCCTTCCCGTTCCAGCCTTCACGGGCGACTCGCTGCCCGTTCTTGAGGGCTTCGATGGCTTGACCGAAATTCATCAGGCACTTGTTGATCATGGGGGTGTTCCTTCGGGACGGTGGCGGGAAGGTTCCCGCGAGTGGACATCGGCATTGAAGATGGTTTTCGTAGTGCTGGATGGCGCGGATCGCCGCATCCACCCACGATGTTCCTAGCTGCCGCAGATCCTCGTTGGCACCGTTCCCAAGGGCAGCTTGGATCTTCGCTCGGTCCTGCTCGTGCCCTCGGATCTCGCCCAGTTTGGCGACATAGAGCGCCTGGAGGCTTAGGTAGTCGCCGCCCATGTCACGTTTGATCGTGGCTTTCAGATGGGCGACCACCTCCACCAGGTAGCAGACCTCGCAGGTAGGTCCATCCTTCTCTGGTCCGGTGCAGACTGTTGGTTGCAGGCAGGGCATGGCGGTGGATCTCCTGGACATAAGCGTCCGTTCCTTTAGATCCGCAGACGCTTGGCTTCCAGCGCTTCGCAGATCACTTTGAGGGCCTGGGTATCAGCCAGGGCGTTGTGAGCGTTGACCATCTTCTGGCCAGTCAAGGCGGCGTAGAGGTCAGCCTGCTTCCAGCGCTTTCCGGTTTCCATCTGTGCCGCCATCATCGGGTCAATCCAGTGTATGGAGGGCATCACGCGACCAAGCCGCATGAGTTCGTAACGCAGGACATTGGCATCGAAACTGGCGTTGTAGGCGTGAACCCGCTGGCCCTTCATGAGAGTCAGAACATCATCGGCAATTTCAGCGAAGGTCGGGGCGCTGATGACCTTGGCGTCATCGATACCATGGATGCGGGTGACCTCTGCGGGGATTGAAATAGGCGGCTTTACCAGCGTGTGGTAGATGGCGCCATCGTTGGTAATCAAGCAGAGTTCAACGATGTAGGGCTGGCTGTTCAGCGGTGCGGCTTGCGGGAGCAGGAGGCCAGTTGTCTCACAATCATAATAATTCACGGCTTTCTCCGTTTAGCGTCTGGATTAGTGGATGCACTTGTCCCAAAGGATGCAGGGCGTCATCAGCAGTTCCTCACGATCAGGGAGAGAACTACGCAGACCAGCAGGCCGGAAGCAAAGCCCCAGGCGAAGTCGGCGGCTGTTTGCCGCTTGCGTTTCATGGCTTCGGAATCGGTTGGCCATTTCATTGTCAGGTTCTCCAGAAATAAATACCCCAGCCAGTAAATACTGGCTGGGGTATTTAGTCAGCTACTCCACTTCGTCTTCGTGCCGGGCGTTGACCGTGCCGCCCATGACGGATTCGCGGAACGCCGCGCACTCGTCCAGCAACTTGTCACCACCAAGGTCGATGGCCTTGGCTTCGGAGGCGAAGTTCCAGAGGTTCCAGGCGCCGAGTTCACCAGAGGTCTGTTCGCTGGTCACACGGAACGCGCGCCAGAACATGGGGAACGCACGGAGGCGGCCGGAGGCGTCAGTCTCGCGGAACATCTGGATGCTGCTGGCCAGCTTCTTCGATACCTTGAACTGGCTCTTGTTCAGGCCGATGACCACCGGCCCCCAGGTCTTGCCTTCGTCCTGGCTGGCCATGCCATACCAAGCGCCGGACATCACCACTTCGTTGCCATTCTGGAGAAGCTGCGCGCCCTTCTCGTTGGGAGTGCAGAGGCGCATCACGGCGTCATCGGTGCCGTGGAAGACCGCAGGCTTGCGCTGGGGGGTCCACTCGACATACTCCCGGCGGTAGGTGCAGGGGATGAACAGGAACCCGGTTTCCGCATCAGCGGCCGTGTTGTCCAGGGTGAACAGGAAGTCCCCGTTGTGAACGCCCTTGATGTAGCCGGGGTTCGTCTTGATGGTGCAAGGGCTGGTGGACTGAACCAGTTTGACGCGGGGGATCGCCATATCCTGCTGGTCGAAGTCGTTGTTGTCGGCTTCGTTGTAGCTGGCCCACTTCTCCACGGCGCCGGTGGGCACGGCGACAGGGATGGTGGCGCGGCGGGTGGCAACTCCGGTTTCCACTTCGGGGTGAGCGAGAAGCGGAGTTTCGGTGCCGGGTTCTACGGCTTCGGGTTCGACCTTGCGGGGGCGGCCCGGCTTCTTGGGGGTGTCAGTTGCGCGCATGGAATAATCCTTAATATGGCGGTCACAGACCGCGTGGTGGGTGGACTAGCTGATAACCGCTTTGCGAATCAAGGTGGCGTTGAGAAGGTCGAAGTCAATATCGATGCCCTGGCTGGCAATCTCGCGGAGGGCGGCGCTGAGAGTTCCGGCGTGAACCTCCTGGGTCATCACCGGCTCAACGCCGATGCCTTCCAGGGCGCGGATCGCTTCCTGGGCCACGGCCTCCTGGCCCTTGCCAAGATGGACTTCGACATCGGTCTTGAGCAGACCGTCCAGACCGTTGTCGCGGAGCCACTGGATGGCGGCGTCACGCTTGGCAAAGGCGGCGGTGCGCTCTGTGGCGTCCTTGATCTTCTGGATGGTGGCCAGGGTGCGAATCGAAGCGCGAAGATCATCCTTGATCATGATGGTCTTGCCGTTGACCAGCTTGAGTTCAGAAAGCTGCGCGCCGAACATCAGGTCGGGCAGAACATTCAGCGTCAGGTGGTCACGCTTCTTGTTGAGGGCCTTCAGTTCTGCCTCACGCGCTTCGATCTTGGCGTCAAGGTCCAGAACCTCATTGGCCGTGGTGGTCAGGTCCAACAGGACATTACTCATATTGTCTGCCTCGTAATAAGACGCCCCGTGATTGTGGCGTGAGGGTAGTGTCGGCCCTGCTTCGGGGTGCGTCAAGGGGAATTTTTAATTATTTTTCAGGGATCTTCCACGGGATTCCCATGAACTCCAGAACCTTATCCAAGCCCAGGACGGTGGTGCAATGTTTGTGAAGTTGGGGGTGCGTCACGGCGAGGCGCTGGATGCGATTCAGCTTGCCATTCTTCGAATCAAACTGAACTCCGAACAGACACCAGATGCACCCGGTCCTGGACTCTCCAGTCGTGGCCAGCAACTTGGTGACAGGGTTCTCCACGATGTCCCCATACACGCTGGCGGTCTTCAGGTCGTTCTCCACGATGTAGCGCAGGACATCTTGGTTCGTCCAGAACGCCATTGGGGTAGAGCGATCCTTCTTAGTGCCGACCACATTACAGCCCAGCCTCTCGTAAGACAGGGCGCGGGTGCTTGATTCTTCAGCCATCGTTGCCATGAAGGGAACGCGGCCGCTGACCTTGGCGTAGCTGTCCATCGGCTCTTTCTTCAGGGCGTCACAGCATTGGTCGCTGACCTTGAACGGCGCGGCCAGCACATATTTCCACTTCTCAGGGATCTTCATGTGAGGCATGGGCCGGCCATCCTCGGTGATCCCGGTCATGCGAAGGTTCCGCGTGTTGATGTTGTTCTCCGTGGGTCTGATGAAGTAGTAGATCATGCGGCTCACCTTCTTGCTGATGACCGCATACCCGTATTTATCAATCACCTGTTGGTAACTCATCTTCGGTCGAACCACAGTCACATTCGGGAATGACTTGGCGTGGGCTACGATCTCTGGATATTCCAAGCCTGTATTACTGAACACGGCAGGAACATCTGGATAGAGTTCACGGACCATCCTCAACAACACCTGGGAGTCTTTGCCGCCGCTGAAAGCGACATAGACTTGACCATTCTGCGACTCATAAAATTGTTTGATCCTGAGTTTGGTGAGTTCGACCTTGGCCTTCAACGGGTAGGCTTGTCGCATCTTCAGTTCTTCTTTGGGCGTCATGACTTCTTCTCCAGGATGGCTTCGAAGTCAGCGGCGGTGGCCGGGCCTTCGCTCATACCCACGATGCCAAGACCGCGCGCAATCTCCCAAGTCTTGAAGGTCACGCGCTTCATGCGAGGGCCAGACTCAACGCGGGTGCCGATGCGCTTCACAGTCCGAAGATCATCGACAGCCAGAAACTTGAGGGCCTTGCCCACATTGGTATTGTTGGGCGAGACTTCGGGATCGCCAGCGAAGCGGCCCTTGATCTGCTCCATCAGGTCCATATAGGCGAAAGGCGATGTCCAATCAGGGGCCTGCTTGAGAAGCTGTTTCGCAATCCAGTGAACCAGCGAATCCTGGCCCAGCTTGTGGTTGCTGGTTGCGTCCGTCAGATCCTTGCGGCGTTCCTCATCCTTGGTCAGCCACCAGTTATCACCGGCCTTCCAAGCAGCGACAGCGGCGCTCCACATGGCGTCCCTCTGCAACGGAGTCAGGGGCTTGATGACAAAGCCAGGCGTCACAGCACACCGGATGATGAACATACGGCGGTTGCCAGTTGGGTCTTCAAGGAGGGCATCACCGTTGCTGGTGCCGATGAACGAGCAGCGGCGGGGGAACGCGACAGAGCCGTTCAGGTATTTAAGTTGGACCACATCGGCGCGGGTGGAGAGAAAAGCCTTCAGTTCATTGAAGTGCTTGAACGCCCGGTCAACCTCGCCCATCTCGTTGATCCAACCGCGCTGGATCATGGCCACATAAGCCACGGTGTCGTAGCGCCCGTTGCTGGGCGGGTTCAGTTCCACGCTCATCCACGCCTGCGGGACCATAGAGCGCACGAAAGTTGACTTGCCGGAACCCTGGCCGCCCTGCCAGATCATCATGTCATCCATCTTGGCGGTGTCGTCAAACTCAGCACGGGGGGCCAACGCTCTGGCCACGGTGCCCACGGCGAAGTGCTTGAGGTAGAGCGCGGCGTCCTGAACACAGAGCGGGTCAACGCCCAGGTGTTCGACAACGATCCTATCAAACTCAGCATCGTTCCTCTGCGGGATGGGCAGGGATTCTAAATACTCAGTTGGTAAATACCTCTTGTTCAAGAGGGAGGCTGTGCAGATGGTCCGGTAGAGTTTCGTATCATCAGGCTTGGTGCTGAACTGGTAGTCGGCCGAAAGCTGGATCAGGATGCGGCCGATCATTTCATCGGTGAAGGGCTTGTCATCCAGGAAGGTGATGCCGCGCATTTCGCAGAAGTGCAGATTCTTGAAGCGCTCATCGTGCTGGACGATATACCACAGGTTCGCGGCGGTGGCAGGGAAGTTGATGCTCACGGCACCAGTCTTGGGATTGGTCTTGATCATCGAATCGGGCAGCGTGTCTTCGCGCCTGATCATGGTGTGCGGGAACCAAGGGCCTAGCCCGTTGGTTGACTCTTGCTGGATGGCCCTGATCTTCTGCGCCCGTTCCACGGCGGCTGGGGCCATCGTTGGCGTCCAGGCGGCGGCGTGGCGGCTCAGAATCTCCTGGGTCAGCACGGGGTCGGTGCCATCCACCGTGCCCAGGACAAGCTCTTTCAGAGTGACCTTGTGGGAGTGCTGGCATTGGAACGATGGCCAGACGCCTTCGCCGTTGATGAACAAGACAGCTTCATCCCGGTGGGTCTTGCCCTGGGTGTGTTCTTCGGCCAGGGGGCAAGTGCAGGGGTATTTCACTGTCCCGTTGCCCATATTTCTGGCCCGGCCAACCTTGCAGCCAACTTCCTCCAGCGCCGCCTTCAGGTCCAGCGTCTTGAAGTCAATCATGAACCGCTGATACCAGTCTTCCAGGTCGCCGTTCTCAAAGTCGGAGGCCACGCCCAGGTGTTTCCGGTCTTTCTTCAGGAGTTTCCTGGCCTCTGCCATGCCGATAGGTTCCCTTGGAGGCATGACCTCGCCCAGCAGTTCCGGGGCGAAGGGGTCGCAGCCGACGGTCTCCAGGACCGGCGCGCCCATCGGCATATACACATGACCGCCCACACGCAGGCCCACGCCGATGTCAATGGCAGCCGCAAGAGGCTCCAGGAAGGCCATCAGTTCAGAGAACGCCTTGGGGGCGTCTTCCGGGGCTACCTCACGGTCTAGGGGCACCAGGGCGCGCGCGCGGATGGCTTCGGGGGCGCTGCTCAGAGTCTCGTAGATGGCCGCCAGAACTCCGGCCTTCTGGAAGACATCACGCACCTGTTCGATCTTGGTGATGGCCGTTTCAACCCGCCGCTTGGACTTGGCGATGCGTCCAGGCTTGGATTTATCAGGACTGGGGATGAACTCGGCCACTTCCTCGTAGAAGTCGATGTCCACATGAAGAAAGCCCACGGCCTTCACAGCTTCCCGGCAGGCGCCGCCAGCGTCAGGGTCCAGATAGGCGCCGATGAAGCCGGGCGCCTGCTCTTTCCTGGCGTCAGCCGTATTTTCGACAGGCTTGGAACAGAAAGTGTTATTGGTCGGGTCCGTCAGGAAATCAACAAACTCACGCCAGTCCTGGACGGAGTGGGCGGTGATGGCTTCGGGACGGTTGGAGCGCGGGATGGTGGCGAACCGCATCATGCGTCCCCAGCCTTCCTGGCCTTCCGGTTGGCCTTGTTACGCTTGTTGGCGCTAGTCTTCATGCACGGGCGGCATTGGGATTGCAGCCGATCCTTCGTGCGGGGGTGGGCATAGTAGTCATCCACCGGGCGGTTCTTGCCGCAGTTCGTACAACGCTTCTTCTCAGTCATAGGTCTGTCTCCAGGGACCTGAAGGTTACGGCCCGGTTCCAGGCTTGACAAGGGTAAATTTTTAACGATGCTTGAGACAGGTTCGCTCCAGGAAACCACTGGCTCTGCCAGGACACGCCTCTCAGAAACGGGGGGCGTGTTGCGTTAATAGGGGTATATTTAGGGCTGGAGGCGCCCATGAACCTAAATTACTCACAAGCATCAGGTCTGGTCACCGACGACACCGGCCAGTTCGTAGCCAAGGGCTGGGCTGGATGCGGGGATGGGAAGAACAACCCGGCCATGCAGATGGTTCATGAGACTGGCCCTCTGCCGCAGGGTATTTACCGGGTCGAGGCTTGGGGTAGGCATCCCAGGCTTGGCCCCCTCACCGCACGGCTGATCCAGATTCAGGGCGAGACCTTCGGGCGGGATGCCTTCTACTGTCATGGCCCCAGTTCGAAGAACTATGGCCAAGAATCAAAGGGCTGCATCGTGATCCCGAGATTTGACCGGGAGCGCGTTGCGGCCCTTCTGGTAAATGAAGGAAATACGATTACTGTGACTCCCTAGCGTAAATAGGTGGGTTAAAATGATTACGCCAGGAAATACCTCAACCCCTCCCACAAATCCGATCTTCAAGAAATTGGGGCGCCGTATGAATGACGATTCACAACTCACCTTCCCGGTGGCTATCAGCAAAACGGCTGTGTGGTTGCTCGGCGGGATGCTCACGGGCAACGCGGCGTTACTGGCATGGCTAGCGATCCAGCAGATGGAGCAGGGCAAGGTCCTGGTGCGTATGGACGAGCGCTCACAGATCACCAAGGAACAGATGCAGGCATTTCATTCCGAGCTGGAACGCCTGACGCTGACAGACAACCGGCTCTCGCTGGAACTGAAGCGGCTCCAGATTGCAGCCGCCCAACATGGTTGGAAAGACGGAGGCGAGTGATGGGATTGGACGCGCTGGGCATCGGGGCAATTGCGGATCTGGCCAAGGATCTGGTCGGCCGGTTCTTCCCTGACAAGACGGAGACAGAAAAGGCCAACATGGCTTTGATCCTCACCACCATGCAGAACCAGATGGCCATGAACCAGGGCCAGATGGATATTAATAAGCTGGAGGCGCAGAACCCTTCGATCTTCGTCAGCGGCTGGCGACCCTTCGTGGGCTGGGTCTGCGGCGGGGCCTGTGCCTGGAACTGGCTTGGCCTGCCGATCTGCAACTTCATCGCGGCGGCCTTCCACCATGAACTCAAGATCAGCCCTGCCGATCTGAGTCAGATGCTCCCGCTGCTCATGGGCCTGCTTGGCATGGGTGCACTCAGGACCTACGAGAAGACCCAAGGTGTGGCTGCTAAATAGGTATATCCTTTCTAAATAGGAGGCAATATGGCAACGCTATATATCAAGGAATTCACTGATCAGGGCTTGAACGCGACCAACACACCCATGCCGGTGCCGTTGGAAACCGGGTCGGCTACCGAACAGACCGTGGCCATTGGCGCCGGTTCGCTTCAGTCGGCGGCCTTCCAGAACTCCACCCAGCTTGTCCTGGTGAACGCTGATGTCATCTGCTCCATCAAGGTCGGCGTCAACCCAACGGCGGTTGCCACCACCCACAGGCTGGCGGCTGGCGGGTCCTACCTGTTTGCTGTGCCGAATAACTCGGGCCTGAAGATCGCGGTCATCACCAACGCCTAACCCGCAGCCCGTATTTCATACCTCGCCAAGTGAGGCCATATTCTATCTTTCTTCTTTCTACAGAAAGAAGAAAGATAGAATATATAAGGGTATTTATTTTCGGGTATTTATTTAGCTGGAGGCGGTCCTATGGTTTCCAAGTGCTGGTTCATCCGTGGCCTCGTCAGCATCAGAAACCTATTTGTCATGATGCTTTTCAGTTTCTTGTATCAGTGACACCGCCCAAAATCCAGGCCCAGGGGCCTGCCGGGCGACGGCGCGGCGCCCAGCCGCCAGGCGAGGGCCAGGCGAGGGCCAGGCCGTGACCGCCAGAGGGCATTAAAAAGGCCCTGCGAGCGCAGGGCCAAGGGAAGCAGGCGGATCGGTCTAGCGAGGCAAGGCGGGGGCGCTGGGACGCTCCGTTTGGGGCGGGAACCTGGGGGGCGTGGGGGCATCAGGGTAAAGCATGACCACGGCCGCCAGGGCCAATATCACAAGGGCTACGAGCATGGCGTCAGCGATCAAACGGGCGCCGGGGGGAACTGCCCGGGGCGGCCGCATTAGATGAACCTTTCGACTACGGCCGCCAGGGCCAGGGCCGCGCTATGATCATCGGCCGCTACAGCATAGCGGTCAGGTCCAAAGCAAGTCTTAACCTTATTAGCCAGCGAGGGATCATCACTGACCATAAAACCGAAAGTCTCAACACCAGCATCCACCAGGGTTTCAACCATCGCGCGGACTGTCCAGCGTCCATCGGCGGACTGTTCCGCGCGTCCACCGCCAGATCTTGAGATTTGAACCAAATCTGGCGAACCATCGGTAATCACTAGAACAACATGAGCGGCGCTGGGATCAGCTAAGGCGGTCTGATAGGCCAGGGCCAGGGCACGGTCGGTCTTTGTGCTACCAAAATTGGAGCCGTGATGGTTAAGGTATGACTCCAGGCCTTGAACATGGGCCAGGGAACGAACCACGGGAAGCTGGTAGATCACAGAGCCGTAGGCGATAGGATGAACCTCGATGCCTGCCAGAACCGCCGATTGAGCGGCCATGATGGCCAGACCGCGAGCGGCCGCGCCACGGCCGCAGTTTGCCATAGAACCGGAGCAATCAATCAGGATGTGCAGCTTGACGCGCTCTCCCTTGCGAGATTGTCGCGGGTCCTGATAAACGCGCGGGTCGCGATTGGCACGGAACGATACCAGGGCTTCAGAGTCAAACTCTTCGCCACTGTCTGACAGGTAGGGCGTGTCCTGGCCTCGCATACGCCAGAGGCGGGTGAGCAGGGCGGCGCCGGGAGTTAGGGCAAGGGCTTTAGACATTGGGCCAATCCTCCACGATGTAGGTCGTGACTGGAGCTGTTAGGATTTGAATAACCTTCGCACGGGTCAGGAATGCAGCGGTCTTATCATCCATCGCGCCATAATCAGGTGATGCGGCGCCGTTTGCCTCTTGTGCTAGGGCATCGGCCACGGTCTGGAGCCTATCCAGCAAGGGTTGACGGATAGGCTCAGGGCCGCCGGAACCATTACCACCCGGTGCATCCTGGCCATCCTCAGCCTGTCCTGAGTCATCCTGGCCATCCTCAGCCTGTCCTGAGTCATCCTGGCCATCCTCAGCCTGTCCTGAGTCATCCTGGCCATCCTCAGCCTGTCCTGAGTCGTCCTGGCCATCCTCAGCCTGTCCTGAGTCATCCTGGCCATCCTCAGCCTGTCCTGAGTCATCCTGGCCATCCGTGGGCGGCTGGGGCGGCTGGGGCGGCTGGGGCGGCTGGGGCGGCTGGGGCGGCTGGGGCGGCTGGGGCGGCTGGGGCGGCTGGGGCGGCTGGGCTTGGGAGGGATAAACTAG